GTTGCCGGTCGGGTTGCCGATCTGCACGCCAAGGCCGCACGCCATGAACTGCGCGTCCGCTCCCGCATTTTGCCCGCGGATGATGAACCGGCCGCTGGTTGCGCCGTTCGTCTCCACGATGATCTGGCCGATGAAATACGCATAGGCAACCGTAGCGCCGGTGCTGGTGCGGCCATTGGCAAGGAAAGTGCCAAGGAAATCACCGGCCGCAGGCGATGAGCTATTGCGATCGGTCGAAAAATGCGGGCCGGAACCTGCGCCGGCATCCGTGCTGCGGATCGTAAAGGCGGTGCCGGCCGCCGTAACCTCGATCGTCTGCGCGGCAGTGAACGTGTTCTCTGCGGCCTTCAGCGCATCGATGACAGCCTTCACGCCGGCTGGCGTCGTGGCAAGCGTCGTGCTGGTGCCGGTGGTGGTTTCCGAGTTTGTGGCGAGGCGAACGAGCCCCGCGACTGTGGTGCTCGCGTCCTTGATCTTCCGAATCGCCGTGTTGATGATCGTGCGCGCCAGCTGGCCCCATTCCATGCCGGCCTGGAGTTCCTGGAGGCTCATCCGTCGCCTCCATCAACAGCGACGAACTCGACGCCCTGTGCCTTCTCCCATGCTCCGGATATCTTGACGCGCGCTCGCTGATACCAAGCCGGCGGTTCGGTGAAGTAGATAACGCCAAGGTCGTCCTGCGCGACTTCGGCGGAGAACGTCAGGCCGTCGTTCTGCCGGTTGCGATACCCGAGCTGCGCCGAAATCACGGTCGTGTCGTCGCCGCCGACGATCATCGCCCGCAGCCGATCGACCTCCGACTGGCGCATCCCGATGTTGTGCGTCTCCACCGTGTCGATCTCGGCGGCGAGGTTCTCGCCATCGAAGAAGTTGACCTTGAAATCCGTATCGAACATGCCCAGCCGGGCAAGGCCGGTCGCCAGGAACAGGTCGCTGTCGAGGCTGAGCGGGATACTGTCGAGCCCTGACGGGTATTCGGTATCCAGGCCCTCCAGCGTCATGCTACGTTCGGTCAGCAGCAGCGCCAGCGCATCGCCGCCGAAGTTGCCGCGCGCCCACCAGCCGGCCGTGTAGTTGTAGATCAGCGTTGTGTCGGGCGTGCCGTCGGCCGAGGCGCTGCTGGGGAAGGTGATGACGTAGACCTTCACGCCGTCGCCCATGCGGGCGACGGCGGACCAGACGCGATAGAGGTACGACCTGTTGACCGTCGCCCAGAAATAGGCGTCGACCTTGCCGTCGCCGATCGGCGTCACGGTCTGGCCGTTGTCGATCCGGTAGAATCCATCGTCGAACAGAAAGAACGTCGTCAGGCCAGTGGTGGCAATCGAGCCCGGCACCGAGCAGCCGCGCCCGATCGACACCTGATCGAACTGGAAGATGAGATCGGGGCCGACGTACTGGGCGAGCGTGATGTGCGCCTGCTGGAAGATCAGCGCGAACTGCCCGCCGACCAGGCCGGTGATACGACCGCCGGCCGGCAGGCTCTGCGTATCGCTTTGGTTCGTGCCCTCCGTCCATTCCTCGCAGTTGAACTGCGAGGACCAGGCGACGCCGGTCAGGTCGGTGGACAGTGCGGCGCGGAACGAGAAATCGCGCACGGTCGCGTTGTAGCGCGCCACGGCGGGGCTGCCGCCGAGGTCCGCCCATTCGGTCGACGTGCCGATCTCCCACACCTGCGGAGCGTCAACGCCGTTGTCGGCGATCACCTTGTCGTTGTCGGCCTGCGAGAACACCCAGCGGCCATCGCTCGCCGTCGCGTAGGTGGTCATCGCCTGCGACACGTCATCCCAGCCGTCGCCGTCCCACAGGTAGAGCTTGGTCGCATCGCCGGCGAACGTCACGACCGTGCCATCCGATCCGACGAACGTCGCCGCCCCCTGGCAGCGTGCCGTCAGGGCGTCGCCGGTCGGCACGGGGGCCTTGATCGGCGCATAGATGCCCTTGGAGGTCGCAACCACGTTCTGGACGTGATCGGTCGTGCGGCCGAGCGGCGGGAGATCGGGGCAATATTCGGCAAAGGCGGCGACCGTCATAGCGAGGGCCTGATGCGCCCGGTCGCCTGCCGGCGCGACGTGGAGGCGGTCAGGCGCGACATCTCGCGCGCCGCCAGGTTCTCGAACGACGCGGCGCGATCGGCGAGCCGGAGATGCGTGCCGTAGAACAGCGCGGCGGCGCGGTAGCGGATCAGCAGCCCGCCCTCCTTGACGACTGTCCAGCAGTTCGCGTCGGCGTCATCATCCAGCTCCCCGAGCGCGTAGGCGGCATCGATCGTGACCGTCCAGGCATCGCTCGGCGTCGGGTACAGGTGCAGCTTCTTGAACCGGTACGCGTAGTTGGTCGGCTGCCCGGTCGTGATCCCCATGGCCACCAGGTTCTCGAAGTCCTGCCAGTCCGACTTGGTGAGGTCGCGCACATCGCCAGACCCGATGGTGACCGAGACGTTGTGGATCTCGGTCAGGCTCGCGATGGTCGACAGGTCATCGAACCCGTAGGCCGACTGATCGGCCACGGTCGTGAACGTCAGGCCCTGCGTGTCGTTGAACCAGTAGGTGTCGGTCTCGCACTGCGCGATGGCGTCGGTCACGCATTGCTCGATCTTGGTCCGGTACGAGGCGAGCGGCCGGCGCGATTCGTCGGCGATGGCCTGGAGCAGATCGGCCTTAGTGTTGGCCATCGCCCCCTCGCTTGCTCGGCACGACGTGCGCCGGCACCCACTGCGCGCCGTTCCACAGCTCAAGGCCGCTCGGCGCGGCGCAGAGCGTCACGATCTTCCCGCCCTTGCCACGGTAGCGCAGGGTTTCGCCGCGCGGCGCGATCTCGAACGCGGCATCGTCGGCAACCGGGAGCGGCTGGAGAGCCAGGTCCGCTCCCGGCGCCGTACCGACCGCGCGGGAGGTCGCGGGCGATTTGAACGGAGCATCGTCGGTCAGCGACGTGCCGGCGGCGGTCGTGACCGGCGCGTTACTGCGCTGCGCGAATAGCTGGCGCCGCCGCATCGCTGCCTCCAAGGATGTTGATCTCGCTGAGGTCGACCGTGGTCGGCGCGCCCAAGACCGAGCCGAACCGCTCGACCTTCCGGGCGCTCGGTTGCTCGCCGAGCTCGCGCAGCAGCCGGTCGAACACGCCGTCCCAATCATCGTCGCGCTGGCGGATCGCCTTGACCGACTTCCACCACGGCACGGATTCGCCGGACTGGCCGCAATCCCATTTCGGGTATTGGCCGATCAGCGCCAAGGTCTCGGTCCCGAGCGCGCCGCCGATGTGCATCGCGGTCTGCGCCACCGTCACCAGCTTGTCGCACGCCTTGATCAGCGCGGCCTGCTCGTCCAGATCATCGATCGCCTGCTGGAAATGCAGCATCCCCATCTCGGCCGCCTGGCTCGCCGCGCCGTCCGTGTACTGGACCGACACCAGGCAGTACCGCTCGGGCGACAGGCGCTTGAACAGCTCGCGCGGCGGGTTCCGCAGCACCTCATGGTTCTCGTACGTGCCGCCGCGCCACGCCACGCCGATGATCGGGCGATCGCCGGCCAGCCCGGCCAAGCGGGCGCGCCAGTGAATCGCCCGCAACGGATCGGGCAGCAGGTACGCGTTGTCGGCGCAGTTCTCGCGCGTCGCGCCCGCATGGAGCGGCAGCGACGCGACGGCGACGATATGGGCGCCTTCCAGCGAGCCGTTGCGTTCGGCTTCGGCCAGCGAGCCGTAGACCTCGCAGCCGAGCGAGCGCCGCAGCAACGGCACCAGCCGCTCGGCGCACTCGACCACGATCCGGTCGGCCCGGTCGGCGATGCGCGACAGCAGGGAGTAGTGCTGGATCTCGTCGCCCAGGCCCTGCTCGCCATGCACGATCAGCGTGCCGACCTTCTGGCCGTCCCACTGCGGGAACCGGTCGGCCGGCCGCGTCCATCGCGCCAGGGCCTTGCGGCGCTCCAGGTGCGGCCATGCCTCGTCCCAGCGGTCGAGGCACAGCAGCGCCATGCCGAGATTGGTGTGGCCCATCGCGGATTCGGGATCGAGCTCGACGGCCCGGCGCGCATACCATTCGGCCTTCGCGGGGTCGCCGTAGGTGAGCCAGTACGACGAATAGGCGAGCGGGATGTCCGGATCGTCCGGCCCGCACAGCGCCGCGGCGTTGTCGAGCGCCTCCAGGGCCGGCGCCTTCTGCCAGGTCTTCCGGCACGCAACCGAGACGTTGTACCACTGCTCGGCCGTGATGCAGCCGGCGGCCTGCGCGACCTGAAGCGCCATGCGGCAGACCGTCAGGGCCGTGCCGTAGTTCCTGAGATCAAGGTGGAGTTTGCCGAGCAGCGCAAGGCCCGCCAGGTCGTTCGGATCGCGCGCAATCGCGGTCTCGGCGATCTGGCCGGCGGTCTGGAAATCGCCCGCCTTCAACGCCGCGATGCCGCGGTCGATCATCTGTTGCTGGATACCGCGAATCTCGCTCAACGAACCCTCCCGGTCAGAGCGGCGGACGGGCGGGCATCGCGAGACACCCGCCCGATCCGGTTAGTCCAAGTGGTACCGAAGCTGGCCGCTGAAGGACCAGCCGCCCGAGACCGACGTGGCGGTCGCGACCGTCAGCTTGAACAGCCAATCGTTCGCGTTGTTGGAGTCCGACAGCGACTCGAACTTGAAGCCGACCTTGGGCGCGGTCGGTTCCTTGTAGGTCGAGGTCGCGGTCAGCGACAACGTGCCGTGGCGCGTCGAGGAACCGGCGTCGCCGACCTCGAACGTCAGCAGCGTGCCGACGCAGGCGCCGAAGAGTTCGAGGGATTCGAACTTCGCGCCCTTCGGAACCTTGCAGACGTTGATCACGTCGCCGACCGAGCCGGCGGCGGTGCTGGTGTGGGTGAAATCCACGCACTGCGTACCGATGTGGCCGGCCTTGGCCTGCGAGTAGAGGGCGCGGTCCGTGTTGTAGGTAGCCATCTGTCAGCCCTCCTTAGCTCGATGCCGCGTAGGTTTCGACCACGATGGTCGCGAAGTCCTTGCTGTCGAAGACGGACTTCTTGACCCCGAAGATCGCGCCCGCCGAGACGCCGAGCTGGTTGCCGTAGTCGAACAGTTCCTCGAACCAACTCATCTTCTCGGTCGACCCGCCTTCCTTGCCGAACGCGATACACGCGGCCTGCGCGCCGAGGAACACCGCGCGCCTGGTGTTGGCCTTCGTGGTCGTGGAGTCGCAGGCGAGCGGCAGGCGCGTCCATTCGTGGAGCACGACGCCGTTGTACTCGCCGAGTGCGCCGGTGAAGATCGCGTTCTTGGTCTTCTCGCCGCCCGACGTGACGGCCTTCTGGATGTCGAGCCACTGCCCATTGGAGGCATTGGTCCGCATGTCCCGCACCTGGTAGG